CTGTATCCGGGAAAGTCCCGGTCCAGGAGTGATTAGGTTACTCCGACACCACTGACCAACCTCTTAAGGGAAGTTGATCAAACCAACTTTATAGCCCCAAACTCCTCGGGTGGAGACACCAGAAGAGTCAATGCCATAAAGTGCTGCAGCGAAGAGCACGCCCCCTTTCCAGTGATGGAGAGGAAGGCGTTTAGGGATAGGTTTGTAACATCGAATATAACGGAAAGGACCTTTACGGTCTTTTCCAATAGTCCGAGTAACAAACTGATATCCGAACTCATCGTTGATTACTAGGTCCCCTAGTTGAGAAGGACCGCGTAACCGGCGGATATGACTTGGCAAAGCATCCAAACACCGCATCCAAGCAGTATGAGGATAGCTATCACGGAAATCACAGCCAGGGTCTGAAGACCCCAGGCGGCGAAGTCCATTAGCCAAGGATATCCAATCCTCCGGGTTGCAGGGGTCGTTTTCAAGATTGTGTGCCCTTACGGACGCACCGTCAAAAAAGTCTCCACCACAACTTTCTCGAAAGGAACCAGAGAGATACGATTTCTTCTCATTGAGAGAGAAGCCGCAAAACTTTAGCACACTAACAAGATCCGAAGCGAACTCGGTCGGGATGATAATATCATCACCGAACACGCTGAAGTCAGAGCCGAGATCAACGCCACCACATGCTTTCGCAAGTGCAGCGAAGATCAAAGTTTCGAGTTCAAAAGTGTATCCATTGCCCATACTTGAGAACTTCTCAAGTTTCACCCATTTACCTCTTACGAGAGTAAAGGGGCTACGCAATGAATCCAAGAGTTCAAACCAGTCCCTAGGAAGTAGAAACCTCACTAGTTCGTAGCTGATTGAATCCGATGCAGCCTCGAGATCAATGGTCGCGTGACTCCCAGACCGGGAGGCCTCGCGAGCCATTGACTGGTGTAACGTCTGTCCAAAATTCAAGTCGTATCCAGTAAAATACTTGATACGTTTCTTGAGACAAGCGCCAATTCCCTTCTGTATGAAGAGATTGCCGCCGGGTTCGACGCAAATACCGCGGTCAACAAGCGCTGTCTTAGGAACCGTTGTGAAACGGTTACCACGGACAAACTTGTAAGGACCACCGAGAGGTTGTCGATCACAAAGCTGTCTATACCAAGCCGTAGGCTCGATATAGATAGGGGACACTAAAAGTGCGCCCCGTGTCAGCTCGACATGGTTTTCAATTTTATCAGGGATCGTTGTGAAGAAACCCTTATTTCCGTAGGTAGCACCAGGACCGAAACTACACGCAAGTGTAGTCGGTACCGGCCCCAAGCACAGTCGTATAAAGGTCTTAGCACGTTCAAGGAAATCTTGAACATGTAAGTCGGTCTGGTCGATTAAACCATCGCCGAAGAGTACCCTACGAAGACGTACGTTGGTGGCAGCACAGGAACGCTCTGATTTCCAAAAGGAATCCAGAGTGACTTGTGCCCTTTCCTTAGGGCTCACAATACCGTCGAGACGACACTTGCGCAGTAATTCTGCACAGGCGTTATCCTTTCGATACGAATGAGCGTCTAAGTAAGTGCTAGGAACGGCTCTTTGTGAAAAGAGACCGTCTTTCCCCGTGAAGACTCCGTACTTTGCCCGAAGGTAAAGCCCGAGTGATCGCGGTGAATCTACGCTAGTGCATAAAGCAGCTAGAACCCTCAGCAGAGGTTGCTGGAGAGTGGTCATGAAGATGCGTTCCTGAGTTAGTTAAAACTCAGCCCGCAACCGGCGCGTAGCCGGTAGCGATGGCATCTTTCACTTGCAGAGAAGCAGCCACGTTCGAGAAGAGCGTGGCGGCATTCACTACGACGTCGCTCGGCACGTTGCTCGGCAGGAGAATCTCCAGCCGCGCAGGTACGTTCGCGACGACCACCTTCTGGCCGGTCGACGGCGAAGTGGAAACGATCGGATAGGTCGCTTCCATGATCAGCCGACGAGCGGTTTTGGGACCGTTGTCCTGCGTCGAGAGCTTGATCGTCGCGCGCATCCCGGTAGGGAGGCTCGCGTCGTTGTTCAAGCGCCAGAGCGCAGGCACCTTGTCTCCAGCAGAGGCGCTGAGAGGGTCGAAAAAGACGTCGTTGTTAGCGCCGTCCTTCACACCGATGATGGTCATTTTGCCCATTAAGGTATCCTAGTGGTGGGTATAGCTGGTAGAAACCAGACTAGATTACAGTTTACGAAATGTAGAACTGTTGTGATTACTCCGTGTAGTCACGGGGCAACCGCACCTTAGGCACAAAACGTGCCAGAGATGTGCTCAGCAAAGCGACAGACGTAGCCGCTTGCCAAAGGTTGAGCTGAGGTACAGTAACGCGTGAGGCAAAGGATGGGAAAGGGAAAGGTTTTAACTCTCTCTTAAACAACACAGAGCCACATGTCGTAGTTTCGTCTCTAACACCATCATAGTTGTTATAGACGTAACGTTCGTAGCCTCGAGCTTTAGCCGTCGTTGAGATGCACGAATACTGCAAATCAATACCAATGGTTTTATCGAAGCTTTTCAGAAAGTTGCCGACAGGTAGAAACCAGTCAATAACGAAACTGAAAGGCACCTTATCCCATAGTATGAAAGCAGGATTCAGAAGTCCCAACTGGTTCGCGAGGAGGAGGTTCGGGTTGACAGAGTCAATCTGACCAGACAACTGAAGTTGCAAAGTTCCCTCAGCATTCTTCAACCAAAATCCGTGAGGATTTGTGTCGTCGATGTAAGTGAAACTCCGCGGTTCAGAGCCTCGTACGCGAATCGGGACAGAAGGAATCTGCTGCTGCATGACGTCTACAGCCTGATGAATATCGGATATTAACGGAGCCCAACCAAAGTTGAGTTCCAACCAGGTATTCGCCAGATTCTTCCTTATGGCCCTGCGAGATACCCTCTTCGCACTCTTCTCCGGATTGACATTTAAGTGGCGTATAGCCCCATAAAGGTCGCCCCGGTCGAGAGCGCGAACGCTTCGGGTGATCATTGCTGCGCGTGTAGCAATCATCGAAACAGATGATCTCCACTCTAAAAGAGTGAGAGCTAACGCGGCCCCCTTCCCACCACGGGCTTTATCATAGAACCTATCGTACAATTTGGGATATAACTCCCCCTGTGCGTTAGAATTCAAGATATCGACCACGGCAAAGTTGGAAGCTAAAGTAGAACGAGCTCTCTCAAAACCAGACTGCCGAACAATATGACGTGTCGCAGGAAGCGGGATATGATGATTAATTGGGTCACTTACGTAGCCCGTTTGAAAATCATAATCCAGATTCGTGTTACTACGCAATCTTTCTCGGTATATTCTAGCCATGAGAGGAGGTCCTATTTCACATCGGGGAGCTACCCCGAACGGTGCATGCGATTAAGCAATGTCACAGAATCCTAAGTCTGGATAGACAAAGGACAACGTGGCACCCAGCGATGGGACACCATGTAGAAAGAAGCCAGAAGTTCAGGAGAAATCC